TCTTTTGTTACAGGTAAGATAACCCCTAATTTAAACGCTCTCATAGTAGCATTAACCCATGTAGCTTTAGATGTTTCGATTTTTTGACCTTCACCTACCCAGTAAGCACCTGGTTTATCAGCCCAAAAAGTAAACTTCTTCTCAGTACCTTCCATTGGTTCGTACTTACCTAATTGCATAATTTTAGAGTTTTCCATAACCTCTTGTAAGATGGGCGTTGTGAATTCATTCATCAACGTGCCATCTTTCTTTTCGTGCATCATTACATTATCAGGGTTAAATACTTGCGGTTTAACATTGTTACTCGCAAAATGTTGCAAATTCAATTTTAATTTTTGTGTTTGTTCCATTTAAATGCCTCCGTTAATTTTTGATAATTCTTTTTTGTTTAGCGATTTCAGCCAAGTTTTGCGGTTTATTTTTAGACGAGTGGTTAAATGAATCCCCACCAGTCAATGGTGATTGTCTAGCGTTAACCTTAACCGCTTCACTAACTGCTTTTTTTACTGCATTAGAAAAAGCTTCAACGTTCGATTTAGTTTGTTCTGCAGTGTCAGTTACAACCAAATTGACAACCTCATCTGACGAATCAACTTCCGCTTCGCTTAACATTTTCCTTGCTTCTGAACGCATTTCATTTAATTGTTTTTCTGAGCGTAATTGCTCCAGCTCTTTTTCCATTTGCTCGCGTTCATATTCATCTTTTTGATCCTTGTTCATTTTCGCTAATTTAGCAGCTTCTTTAGCAGCTTCTTCTGCTTTTTCTCTTGCATACTCATCAGCTTTTTTCTTTTCGTGGGCTACACGACGTTCAAGTATTTCATCAACTTTCTTTTGTTGCTCTGGCGTGAAAGTTATTTCAGTACCTTCGTCATTTTCTTTCTTATCAGGATCTCTTTTTTTACCATCTCCACCTGGTTCATCCGGATCATCTGATTGGTCTGCAAAAAATTGCAAATTAAACTTAAGTTTATTTTCTTCCATGAGATATACCTCCATTTATAGTCTGTCGACTGTTTTTCCATGCGTGCTTTTTATGTCATCAGCACGTTTTGGACATAAAAAATAGCCAACACAATTAAGTGCTAGCTATTAAAAGAGTGGTTCGTTATATTTCGGTTTTTCTTTATTGGCTAATACTGCCGACCTTACGCTGTCTAAGTTTGCATCAATAATAACTGTTTCGTTTCGCTTTTGTAACTCTTTACGTATACCTTTTAACTCTCTTGCTATGTCTCTAAGGTATTTGTCAGTATTGCTCATACCAATATCCTCCAAACACTTAATTTACTATCATACAATGCTAACTTGCCTTTAAAAACTTTTACTTTTAAATCAATCATCGCTTTTCACTTTTCCTCCGAAGTATTTTGTTTTTCGTTTCTTGTTTGGTTTTTTCGGCCACATAGATTTAGGTAGTAATGCACAATCTGAACGACAATTGATATGCATAGGGTAGAAATTAACACCAATTTTAGCGTCTTTAACTTTGAATATTTCTCCATTAAGCCCCTTGCATACTTTAGTTGTTCTACTATCAATTTTTGCAATATACATATAATATCCTTCCGGTGAAATTTCTTTCATGCTGTCAATACTTGATTGTGCGTGAACACGTGCCGATTCCGTATAAAGCAATGATTTAATTGCTGCAGTCTTTTGTCTTGCTGTGCCTTCGAATTTGTTTAGGTGCTTGCGCATATCTTTAACATATTCATTAGGATGTCGACCTCTAATAACCACATTAGCAATTATTTCTTCTACTTCTTGTTTCATCGCTTCAGTATTAGTCCATAATCGCTCTGACCAAACGACACCATGAAATTGTGTATCAACGATTGTATCTATAACTTCTTTAGCTACTTGTACACCTTCACCTAAAATACCCGCTTGATCACTGAACACACGATAAGCTGTTGATTCGAAATATTCCCTCATCGATAATTCTGTTTGAGCTGTTGCATAAGCAATTAAGAATTCTATTTGAATCTTTAACATCTGTTCTCTAGATACATACATCTTAGTGTTATACTTCTTTAATTCTTCATTTGCTCTATCGCTAAAGTCCTTGTTTTCGACCAATCTTTTTGCTTCTTCTTGAAACGCTTTTACATCGAACTCATCAATAATCTTTTGTGCTTCTTGTAATGTAACGCCTGCAAAATCTCCGTACTTAACAATAAACGCATTGATTTCTTTTTCAATGCGCTTAATCATCATATTCAATATACGTTCTATTTCTTCAGCTTTAGTTTTATCACGCTTCAACTCATTCTCGATTGCTTTGCGTCCGCGTTCTTCCCAATATTCTTGAGTGTTTTTGTTAGGCAATTACAATCATTCCTTTTTATCAACAGTATCTTTTGTATCATCATCTTGTTCGTCATCATTGATGTCTCTAGGGTCTTTATAAATACCTTTTTGAGCTTTTTTAATAGATTCTTTCTCATCTTCTTCTATTTTCTTGACTTCCAATTCAGGGTCTTGGAAGAACGAGAATAGAGACATTAAAGTTGTTTGACTAATCTTCCCGCCAGAATCAATATAAGCTTTTAATTCTTCGATTAATGATTTAGGTAAGTTTCTGTTGTATACGTATCTAACAGTATTGAAATCTTTGTTAGCGTCAATCGACCGTGTATTTTTAAGTATTGTCTCTAACAACTTAGCACGACGTCTTAACCCTTTAGTGAACAATCCTTCTTTAGTTTTAGTACGTTGTTCTAATCCGAATAATTTGTATTTCATTGCCTCGCCCGATTGAGTGCCACTAAAGTTATCATCTTTCATGTTAGGCGTGTTGGTAAACATGTGTATATCACTGTTCAAACGGTCTTTATAAGCTTCGGTACCTTGTACATCGTATTGTTTATAAATATAACCGCCGTCAACTGAACCTTCTGTTTCGATACCTGTATCCCTATTCTCATAAACGGTTGGCTCTAAAAATAACACGTTAGCTTCCTTTTGTTTTCTAACTTCTACAGGATCTAAATTTAAATTACCTTTAATAAGTAACATAGCGTCATTTAAATCACTCATATAGTTAGCAGTATCTGATTCAGCATTATCATACAAATCAATTAAAGTGATTACTTTCTCATAATCCCCTTTTCTTCTTTCGTTGTTGCTAAATTCTGTAATAGGCATACGTTCGAAAGAGTGTGATTCAAAACCGTTTTCACGTGGTGTGAGCTTCAATCCATTTGTTCTACTGGTAAGATATCTATAAACACCGTGAGAAGTAAATAAATCAACTGTAAACACTTCATCTTCGTCAGTCTTGTCTATTGGTTTAGTTCTTAAATATCTAACTCCTGCGATACTATTACGTTCAATTGTATTGTCGTATATGACAAAAGTACTCATTGCATCACTCTTGTATAAACGCGTTTCATCATCTTGGTTTCTAATCATTAACTCATAAGCTTTGCCATAAATTGACAAATCTAATCCTAAAGATCTATTGTGTGACTCAACATCATTTAAATCATTGAACGCCTCAATAGCTTCTAATACATCTTTATCATCATCTTGACATTGAATCGGATTACCTAAGAAATAACCGTTAATAAAATCGCTAATATAAGATGCGTAATCATGCGCTACACGGTTATCTGCCATGTACTCTTCTTTGCGTCGTGTTAACTCAACCAGATTCTTAGTTTTACCTTCGTAATAATCACTTAACACTTTTAATCTAGGTCGTTGGTAATCCATGTGATGTTCAATGTATTTACTTACTTCATTAATGTTTTGTAATAAATCAGACTCTGTCCCGTCATATGTGTAAACAACATTAGCTTCATCGTTAAACAAGTAATTTCTGTTTTCTCGTAAATCAGTATCCGTTTCAAATTCGTTTGCCTTTAACATTTGTTCCCTCCTATAATCCTAGAGATTTAATTACTTTTGTTTTGCTTTCTATATTCTTTTTACGTTTTTTACGTACGATATGATATTTCTCAAGACTATAACGCAATGCATCGATAATATGGTTATTAGCATCTATAGGCTTGTTCAACCACTTACCATCATTATCTTGGTCAAATGTATAAGTGTTGAACTCTTCAATAGCGTGTTCACATGATGGGTGTATAATAACTTCAAAGCCTTGAATGAATTGAATGCCTGGTAAAATAGTATTAGCGCCTTTCAACGCTTTTCTTATACCTTTAATCCCTTTAGATTTCAATTCACTGATCACTCTATCTCCACCAGCCCCATAATCAGCTGCAATATCTACATCACCTAATCCTTTTTTAATAAGCATTTGTTTTATATCATCAGTTAACATCGCTTTTTTATAGTGTTCATCATAGATGAATAACTTTTTGTTTTTTAAATCTACAACCGTACTAACAACTGTTGTAGGGTCTTGACTAAATCCAAAATCCATTCCGTGAGTTATTTCTTGCGTTCTTTTAAACTCCTCAAACCAATCAAAGTCTTCCACTTTAAAATTATCGAATACAAGCCCCTCTGCAACACCCCAATCTCCATCACAAACGATTCTTGCACGTCTAGGATTCTTTATATACAAATCTTCATATCGTTCAATATCGACTTTATCTAGCCATTCATTAACTCTATAAGTTGTTGTATCTGAAAAAGTATTGTTTAATTTTGTTTCTTCATCAAAAAATGTAGGCTTCAACCAATGTCTTTCCGACCACGGGTTAAAAGTGACTGTGATTTGCTTGAAAAATTCCGGACTATCGTAGCTACCACGTATTGACTCAACAACAGTGCTAAACTTAGCGAATGTTTCTATTTGATAAGCCTCTTCAAACCAAGCCCAACACAAAATGCCTGTATCAACAGTAATCGATGTTATTTTCAATGGGTCGTCTAAACCTCTAAACAGTATTTTTTGTCCAGTAGGTTTATACGTTATTTCCGGCAAACTTTCGTTGAATTTAAATAAGTGAGCAACGCCTAATTGGTTAGTTGCCCACTTTAAATCTGTATACGTTGATTGTTTGTTAGTGTTGCTAAATCTTCTGACTACAAGTATATTTGCCCAATCATATTTCATTATTCGATAAATGAGATTAATAGCGGTAGTTTTACTTTTCTTGCTACCCCTTGAACCTTTAACAACACGGTAAAAGTTTTTGTTGTGCCAAAACTTATTGTAGCCACCACCGATTTTATTTTTTAGATCAAGTATTTCATACATGACTAATCATCTTCCGGAATATTATCAACAAACATCGGTATTTTGTGGTCGACTTCTTGTTTGTCTGTAAATAATTTGTGATGTCTACCTAACATCTCTAAGGCTTTGTTTTGGTCACTTATTTTAGGTGACTTAGTAACAAGTTGTATGTGTTCATCGTATACTAATTGCATTTTGCCAGTATCCGGATTCTCTTTATAGTCTCCAGTTTTTGTTACGACAGCTTCAACTTCCGTGTGTTCTCCTCTAGCTGTTCTAGTTAGCCTATACAACACTTCTTTACCTGACATAATATTCTCGTCAAAGAGTTTTGTTTCAACCTCCTTGATATAATTCTGAATTTCAACATTCTTCAACATACGCTGTCCTTGTGAGTACGCCGTCTTTTCGCTATATCCGGCATGCACAGCTGACTTAGTAGCATTGCCATAACATTCAGTACCAGGTATTGTATATACTTCTGCAAACAAACGTTGCTTTTTAGTTAATTTGTTCATTTCATTTACCACCAACTCTCGCGCTATACGCTTTTTAAAATTAAAAAAGGGATTGGCTATAATCAGCCAACCCACATAGATCCTTTATTCCTAATTGCGATAAGGGAAACGCAGTAAGATAGTCAATATCCTACACTATCATAATATCTCGTTATAGGTGTCAAAAACTGTCATTTTACTGTCAAATTTAGTATTCTCCTAATTCTTCGGCTAGTTTAGACACTATTTTCTTCTTGATTCTATGCGCTGTACTTTCAGAGATGTGTATGTCATAACAAACCGCAATCAAAGTCTTTTTATTAAAATAATACTCTTGAATGAATTCGCGTTCTTTCCTACTTGATGTGTTGATTATACGTTCAATCGCACTCTTAAACTCAAGAATTTTACCTCTTCGTATACTACAAAGATAATTAGTTACTGCCATTTCTGTTTTTGATGTATTAGATGGTACAAACTCCCCGCCTATATTTGTATCTGTTGGAATCCACGGTGTCATTATTTCACTTCTTAAATCTTCAAGTTGTTTATGATAATTAGGATAATCGCACAACTCGTCTTCTAATTTCCGAACTGTTGATAATTTTAATCCGTATTTCTTTTTAGTCATGAATACCCTCCGTACAAATATGTTTAATCTTCAAAATGTCTCAATCTACTTCTTAATATCTCTATCTACCGCTCTTTAACTTTCACATCGCCTTTTAACTGTTCAGCTTGCAACATCACACCAAACAATAAGATGACTAGTAATATAATTGCTATGACTAACCACATCATCTACTCTGACACCTCCGCCCTCATCAAATCAGACTGATCGCTCAACTTTGCGAAGTCACTCGGCGCCTCTACATCATCATTAGCCGTCATCATAATATATACTTGCTCCGTTACATACTTACCTAACTCATACATTGCTAGTAAGAATAATAGTCTTAGTATTTGTTTAATCATCATTGTCATCTCCAGTATCAATTAAACTAGGCATCATTCTTAACATAGCCCTTAATTCATGTTCATTCATATTAGCCATCATAGGACTGTAAAATTCACTGTCTTTATCATTAATTTCTTTAATGAAATCATCTTCAATCTTAGCTTTTTCTTCAGGTGTTTTATTTTTATATTTTTTGATTATTTCAGTGTACTTTTTCGGGAATTTCATTTTAGGAATATTAATCATCGTCTGCCTCCTCAACATTGATCCCAACTATATAACCTTTGTTCAATACAAGTTCTCTGCCATAATCTTTTTCTATCGTTAAATAGTCATCATCATTTCTAAAATTGTCCAAAACAAATACTATTTCGTTAAATAATTCATCTTCATGTAATATCAAACTACTACCGTCATGTAATAAAATTCTCAGCTGATTCATTTCCCACGCTCCTCAATAAGTGTGATTGATTCAATCGTATCTGTTTTAATATACGTTGGCTGTTTGATTATATTACTTACGTAAATAAAACCATTAAAATTTACCGTTCTTTCAACATATTTTTCAAAAGGTTCAGCTGTTTTTACAAAATAAACTCCACCTGAAATAGTTTTAATTTTAACATCCGTCATTTCCCACACTCCCTTATATTTTCAAACAACTGACCCACTTTAATAACTGCATCTCTTTTAACTTGCGCCTCGTACTTCTCTTTTGCTTCTTCTTTACTCTCTGCCTCAACAACTGTAAAGCTTTGATTGCTCTTAGCTCGAGTTATGTGTGTATGCTTACGTCCTGTTGAATCTTTGAATGTTGTAACTAAGTATTGTATCATTTCCCCAAAACCTCCTTGACTCGATCTAAGATGTCTTTACACTCCGCTACTTCCGAAGCCTTTTGCTCCACGTTCTGAAACACTCTCGAATTCCTCCACTTGCTTTAGTTCCGGTGTCCATATAGGCACGATAACCAATTGAGCTAGTTTGTCGCCTTTGTTTATGACATAACTACCATTCATAAATAAAATTTTATCTGATGGATGTGGTGGGGCATACTTTCCGTCTATCCCAGCAACATTTCGACTAAAGTTACCATCATCCCAAATCTCTAACGTTTCAATATCATTCTTGATATTAATCCCTAAATTGCCATGATATCCCGCGTCTATCTTTCCTGTTTCAATCACTAAATACGTTTTACTACTTACACCACTACGGCTAGTTAATAGCCCGACATAGCCCTCTGGTATACTTACAGCTACATCTGTTTTAATCACTGCCTTTTCTTGCGGCTCAAGTACGACGGTTTCGGCTGAGAATATGTCATAACCTGCATCTGTCTTATGATTTCGTTCGGGCATTCTAGCATTTTCTGATAATAGTTTTACTTGTAATGTGTTAGTCATTTTCCTGCTCCACATCTACATAAATTTCATACTCATCACAATCAAATGGCACTTCCATTCTCGCAATATCATGCGCCTCATTTTCTGCTTCGTCTAAACTTTCAGCCTCGATAGTCTCTTCAATCATGCC